TGGAATTATTCTACCAGCTTTAAATTCTTTATAAGCGAAAAATAAACTAATTAATCCCCCAACATAGGGAATTCTTTTTAAAGCGGTCAATGCAAATCTTTTCAAGAAAGTTCCAGCTAATAATTTCAAGCCTCCCATCAATCCAACTTTACCTAAAACTTTCATTGCATCTCCAGCAAATCCAACCTTATCAAATAGCGCAGCTATTAATGTTGGTATAGCAGCCCCAATCAAAGCTACTCCGCCGACAAGAGGTAATAAGAAATCCAATAAATTAAATCCTTTTTTATTTTCTTGAGTTGGTTTAATTTCTTTAGGTTTGTTTTGTCTTTCTACTTTAGATATTAAAGTTTGTTGAGCTGTATCTTCTTTTTGTTTCTTTTGATAAGAAAAGAAAGATTCATTGAATAATGAAAAAACTTCTGATAATTTTTTCTTATCGGAGGATGATAATGCAGAAGTTTCTTTCTTTTTACCTAGAGAAGAATTATTAATATTTTTATCTATTAAATTTTGATTAGCGTTGGGTACGCCTTTCTCTTCTTGAATTTTTTCAAGATTGTTTAATATTCTCCCTATTGTTACTATGATATCACCTAACTCCACCTAATTATTTAGGATCAAGCATCAAAAAATGAGATATCAATATCAATTTGATGAACTTCTCCATCAATTTCTACTTTAAGAGCATCGATCTCTTTTTGTTTTATTTCTTGTATAAATTCTATAATTTGTTTGTTTATAGATAAAGGGAGATTGTTTACAATTTTTACTCTATCCCTTACTGAAATTTCAGAAAATTGAATAATATCTTCAGCAACTGATAAAGATTTAATATATTTTACAAGCTCATATGTATATATTTCACTTAAACTTTTACCAACATCTTTATCAGATTCTTTTTTAAGAACATCGACGCATGTTGAAATAACTTGATTTTCAGAAATTAATGTTGGTATTTCTAAATCTATTTCAACATCTCCTGTGATTTTTTTAGTCAATGTATGTTTAATTCTTTTCAATTTATCAACAACACCATTTAAAACATCAAATTGTTTATCTGAAATTTTTATTTTACTACCCATGCTGTCAATTCTTAATTGAATTGCAATCAATGACTTATCTATTGTTTTTAAATCCTTATCTTTTGTATTTTCAATGATAATATCATTTAGATTTTTTTGAAATTTTAATGGACCAACAATACCATCAGTTATTGTCGATATAATATCTTTTTGTTGTTTGAATGTTAAAGATTCAGAATCTATTTTCTTACCAGTTGATAAGATATCAATCTTGATTTTATCATCTTTTAATTGTTCAATTTTTTCAAGAAATGTTTTTACATTATCATCCATGGCTTTATTTATATGTAATTATTAAAAATCAAGAGATGGTGCTGTTTTTTGTTTAGATTCTATTTCATCACTATATTTTTTGATGTAAAAATTTACATCTTTTAAATCGGAATTCATTAAGATATCAGCACTTACTCTTTTAGATATGAAAAATATAACATCTTGAAAATATTCTTTTGAATAATTTCCGAATAAGTTTTTTAAAAATAAAAAAGGGTCATTTGTATAAAAATTTAATTTTATATGTTCCAGAGCTTTATTTTCAAATTTAAAAATTTTAGTTTTATCTTTTGATAATATGTCTATCAAATTTGAAAATATTTTAGCTGGCAATTTATCTATAATTAATTTTCTATTGTGAAAATTTAAATTTGATAAATTTAAAGAAATATTAGAAATGTTAATTTCTTTTATAATACTATAAATTGACATATTTTCTTTATCATATGTGAAACATTCAGCTAATTGCAATTCACATGAAAAGTCATCATTTTTAAAACTTACTATATTTTCTATTTCGTTAGATAATTCATTTAATAAATATGATATTTGTAAATTTAATTGCTTATTATTAATATTAAAAGTTAAAGTATCACTTGCGTGATATTCCCAAAACTTTAATATTGTTTTAAATTTTTGAAAAATATTGTCTCCTTCAAATTCATTAAAAAAATCACAAAGTTTTTGATTTTGATCAGTGTCTATAAATTCTGCAACTTCTTTTAATTTTAAAAAAGTAAGTCTCATAAATGTTACTTATATTTGTTCATAATTTTGACAAGCAAATGTAACTGATTTAATTTTAAAATCTGTATCATTATAATTTAAATTAAATCCTTCGACAGCAGTCGGAAATGCTTTATTGAATCTAAACCCTTTTCTAAAAAAACCATCATTCGTAAATTGATTGACTTCAATTGTTGATTTTAAATTGGGTTCATTTTCTACAAGACCTTTAATTCCAAGAGCTATCATCCAAGGTCTAAAATATTCATGTTCTAGATCTTCATCGGTTTCTAATATATTTATAGATAAAGTTCTACTTAAAAAATCACTTCTTGAATCCAATCCATATGCTGGTAAAAATCCACCACTTGTTGTCATATTAATTGGAGTAAATGATGATGATTCGTTCGGTAATGTAACTGCTTGAGCAACTAATAAATTTCCTCTTTTCATCATATCTTCTGGAGATAATCTAGCTATCCATTTTTCATCAGCTTTTGATAAAACTGAATTTATAGCGCTTGTTGTGACACCATCTATCGTAACGGTCCAAAAAACAGGGAGACTAAGACAAAACCTAGCCTCCCTACTAAACGCATATAAAAAATCGTTTATCTGTATTCCCATATTATATATTTAATACATCAACTAAAATCTCTGTAAAAATGGTAACTAAATGTTGATGTGAATGAGACAATTTCACCAGTTCCTTCAGCAATACTATATGAAAGTTCGCCAATATCTCTTATACCAACACCTATTAATTGAATCGTTCTAACAATTTGTAATGGTTGTCCAGATGTTGCTTCTGAATCTCTGGTGCATGGTATAGCCAAAACATCTAAAGTTATTGTGCTTTCTGGTCCAGGCATACATATATTTGCGGTGGTGTCTTCATTATTAAACGCGACTCTAGATGCTCTTTCGAGTCTTGTTCTTAAATTTAAATCTTGATCACAATAAAAATCTATACTATATCCTTCAGAATTTCCATATGTGGCTCTCCCACCAAGATTAAATTGCTGACCTGCATAACTCACGGTTTTATTTTCAATAGTTCTACCTGGAAGAACGCCAGATTTAGCATAAATCAAGTCAGTTTCTCCATTTAAGTTAAGACCAGGAAGAGTGATTTGCTTTATTCTAAAAAGAAAATCTCTAGAAAATTGTTTTTGTGCGGCTTGTGAAAAGAATGTTTCAATATTTGCTGGCATATAATTATTTAGTCTAGAGTCATTAAAAAAATAAAATCATATTAGTTAAAATATAAAAAAAGCGGAAAGGGGTTTCCTTTCCGCTTTTTAAAAAAACTAATTTTATTAAATCAATTCTTTAAAATTAGCATCAGTTCTGGATGCTGTAAATGTAACCAGGATGAACTCAGAAGCTCTAGTTGGTTTAATAAGAATATCTGCTCTCAATTCATTATTATCTATAACTTCAGGTGTATTTACACGTTCATCAGCTACAATCAAATAATCATAAACTCCTTGATTTTGTTTAGCGAATTCAAGTAATGGAGTTATTGTATTAACAAATCTGGTTCTAGTGAATTCGGTGTTCGGTTCAAACAAGAAGTATTTAGATGCTTTCTTGACAGGTCTTTCAAGGCTTAAGAATAATCTTCTTACATTGATTCTATCAAAGGCACTTGGTTTACGGCTAAGTGTTTTTTGACCCATTACAACCATACCATCACTCGCATTGAAATATACAGGATTAATATTTACCTTATATAATTCATCGCGTTGTTTTTGATTAGGATTGATCGCTAAATCAAGAGCTGATGTCGTAAGAAGACCTCTATTAAAACCAGCAGGAGCAATCCATGGGAAATCATTTGCATCGGTTCTTGCCATTATTGTGGCTGCATATGGAGACATAGGAATCCAATGTTTTTCTCCAGAAAATTCATCAAATACGTGAGCCCAGTTTCCATATGTGGCAGCGTATGATGTATTTTCCAATTCTAATTGATGTCTAATTGCCCAATATACATGTTGTTGGAAATTATTTGCTCTATCGCTTAAAACTTTGCTGTTTTTACCAGTGACTAGAAGATGTCTTATAGGATCGGCTATGAACATACAATCTCCTCTACCGCCAGTATTGCTTGGAAGATTACAGAAATTCTCAAACTCATTGAAAATTAAACTATAATTTGCTCTTATTTCAGTAGCGTCTACGACACCCTCTATTGAGTTTGATGTTCTCAATTTGTCAACTTTGGTTTTAATTGTCGAATTGTACAATGTGTCATCATAGTATGTTGTTGATGCGGCACATGCCATTGAAAATATTGTACCAAGACCAGCTTCAACCACAAGATCAATGTCATATATTTCATCATTCTTTACACTCTCAAGAGCGCGATTTATTTTACCTTGGACGTTGCCAATGGCCTTTTCCTTAATCGCGGTATTGCTATAAGTTCCAAGTGGGTGCAATTTATCAGCTAATCCAATACTATTTGAACCAGTGAGCGCTTGAAGAGAACTGAGAGGAACTCCTACACTTGAAGATATCCTATTATAGTTAGTAATCAATCCTTGAGTTAGAACTCTTATTTTCTTTTTAGGAATTCCATCTGCTCCTATGCTTGATTCACGGAATTTATTGGAAATAAATGGATGTACAAGCACTTCTACATTTCTGCTATTTGTATCAACAGATTCCAAGAAGAATGGAATAGCTGGGCCACCAGTTGCATTTAATTGTGTTCTGTAACTATCTATAGAACCTACTATAGCATCATCAAGAACATAATCCAATTTGAATGATTCTGTGGCGTAAATACTTTTACGAATTTTAAATACCGCCAAGTTGAGAAGATCATCATCTTCACGACCATCAATATTATAATTGGTAAGTTTTTCCATTATTTCAGAGATGCTGTTAGAAGCCCCGTTCGGAGTTGATGAAAGATTAAATTGCAATGTTCCAAGAGGCACATCGGTATATGAT